GAGGCTGTCGTAGGAACATTACTGGGTGTCCCACCACCTCCAAAGGATGAAGCACCACCACCCGCCCTCTCATTAATAGGAGTACGTTTTGCAGCAGAAGGTATGCCACCACCGCTTCCAGCAGAAGTTCCGCCACCTGTACCTACATTCCCAATATCTCCTGCTCCATATTGTGCAGGCGCAGCCGTAGATGTGGTAGTCTTCTTAGGCTCCTGATAAGTTGATCTACCAACATTTGGCGTTACGGAAAGCTTACTTCCTGTCTGTTGCTGATCTAACGCCCCCGGCACATTAGCGTTTGACGACGATGGAGTGCTAGGTGTAGCAGTTTTCCCGCTTCCGCTTGGCGGGAATGAATAGTCAGGAGTAGATGTCGTGCTAGATGTTGCCTTCGGCGTCCATGACGTGCCTTTACGCCCTGCTTGATAGCCTTCATCAACCTTATCGTATGGCCCTTGCTTCATTAATTTAATTAATCTTTGTGTAAGTGTCATAGGATTCTCCTTATCCTCCTTGGTAAAGTCCCACCAATCTCGTTGTGTTTGTACTTCTGATGTACTCCACTCCGGATTTTTAACTAGTTCTAGCAAAGTTTTAGTAAAATCAATCTTATCGTCATCTGATAACATTATACGTACTTTGACCTTCATTGTATTAGTACCATCATCATCAACTGGAGCTTCAATAGCATCAAACAGTTTACAATAATCGGTATCTTCAAACACTCCGTCAACACTCTCACATGTTTTATCTTCAGGATTAAAATATTTACATGTCCCGCACATAATGTTATTTGCCAGTTCAATCTCAGTAGCGGGTCTGTACCCCGCCTGTTCTTTATCTATTTTACCGGTTTGCGCTTTAAGAATTTGAAAACTGGCCCCCTCATTTACCCCTTTTTCACAAACGGTAACTTCTGCTAGTTCCATATCATCTACTTGCATATAAGGCGTTGCACCTTTTTGAACATTTTGCACTTTAGTAGCAGACCCGGCAATAGAATAGGAGCGGAGTTTTCCTTCATCAATTTGTTTCATTACACGTTCAGCAATTTTAGTATCATTACGTAATTCACAAATAAAAAATAATTCTTTTCCATGAATACCACTTTTATATATCTGTCCGCCCTTAGTAATATAAGCGGGTAACGCCCATCCTACTTGAACATCAGAGTGAAGAACCATTGCATTACGAGTCCGGAAGTTATCCATATACTTATCAAATGCTTTGGACAGTGCATCCGTAGTAATCAAATGACCTTCTTTATCAATCATTTCAACAGACGCGGGGCCACCAATCACCATTATAGCATCAGGACTAATAGTTTTAGTTGCTTCAACATAGGAAGGAGCATCAGGAAAAGCACGGGCTAGGGTAAGTTTCTCAGCATTAGAAGCAATGCCAGCTTTGAAGAGTCTAGAATATTCATCTAGAGCATTTGAAATTTTTTCGAGCGTAGTAATCCCACCCATTTGACCGCCCTTTTCCAACCATGTAAGCTTGGACGGTGCTGGAATAGTTTTAGAAATAGAAGATTGAAGAGCTTTAAACCCAGTTACTGTTGGTCTATAACTTCCTGTTTGTGTTTTAGCTATAACCATGTTTATCCCTCATGAATACCCCATACGACACCATGTACCGTAGAATCTCCACCGGTAGTTCGTACTGTAATTTTATTACGGGCATCAATGGGGAAAATTGTTTCAAACACTTCGTTTTGTATAACTTGTATACCTTCTTCGGCTAAGTTTGTTGTAAGTAAATCTGCATCTATTCCTACATACAAAGGATTAGCGCTATCGTTTCTAATTCGGACACCTCTAATTACTCTAACACCGGGCCGTACTCTTGATGCCGATGCGTGAGCCGTGCTTTCCCACTGATAATGTTGTCCCGATGACGTTTTAGGTAATGCCCCATCTACATATGTATTTGCAACATCGCTGACATTATTTTCTACCATAATTTTATCTGTGTACCAATCAATAGTGTGGTCACTAGCAGTAACTACTGCCACTCTATAGGCTACTGAAGTAGCAGCACGAGGAATTAAATATGTAACTGATAAACGTACAAATCCCGATGTTAAGGTATGTGCCGAACTAGCTGCGAGTTCAACCCCAGCAGAACTTTGAATAGCAATCTTTACCGTTCCTGAACTTGATGCCCCCCGTACTTCACATGATGCTGTCAGATAACGGGGACTTTGAACATTACCGGGAAGAGTGCTTGTAGTCCAATAAAAACCTTGATCCGTTGCGCCCCCTGCGGGACTGGCTAAGAGAGCGGCAGCACCCAACGCCTTTTGTGTTGTACTTCTTGATAAATCTGCATTACTATTAGTTAATCCAACGGGTGTAAACATTGAAATAGTAGTTGATTCAATACGGGGATTAGTAACAAGATTATGGGCAGGATCATTTGTGTCCACAGTCATGAGGGATGTTCTTGCAGAGCCACCAGTAGGTGTAAATTCTCCGTTCGTTCCTACTACACCGTTAAATGGTATATACTTCGTCCATGCATGGACACTAGTACGAGTACTAGGGTCTATTTCCCATCCGTGCCAATGCTCTGCGTCTAAATAATCAGAAATTGCCATAGCGTTCTCCTATTTAATCCAGCGCATCATACCTAAAATAGCGGAAAGAACTACTGTAGTATGGAGAACTAGGATTCCTAATGCACCCGTAACCCATTTTGCCCCATAGAATTTTAATTGCCAGCTTTGTATTTTATCTATTTCATTTCCATGCTTTTCCAGTCGTAAACATAGGGTGCGATTTAATGTTTCTTGACTCTCTATATAATTATCCAATCTTTCCATATATCTAGTAAGGTTAATGGTGTCATCATGTGTCACCGTTGCCATTGCTAGACTTGGCCCCAAGCCATACCTTTAATGTTTGCCACTGCTGCTGGAGCGCCATTAGCCTCTTCCATCATAACTGCGTCAGCCTGATCATCCGACTGCCACATTAGAATCTTATCTGTCTCAATATCGTAATTAAAAACGAAGCCACCTTTGGCCTCAATGTTACAGTGGTCAACTCTAGCAAGACCAAACTTAGAATTTTTTACATCCGCATCCGCTAGGGAAATACCCCCTGCCGCATATGAGGGAGCAGTATTAGCTACTGTCTGAAATTCAAATTCTTTGTACCACATGTTACCGTGAACACCAGTACGGAAATCCGTACCTCTCTGACTGGCGGCTGATCCAGTTACACCACGGTCAGTGGCGGTATAAAATGTTAAACCCATAACATATCCTCCTCATGGATAAAGGGAGGTGAAGATTTTATCCTTCACCTCCCTACTAAGGTTATTTAAGCGTTAAGGTTGCCGATCTTGGCCTGTACAAAGAAGTTCCTGCACCGCAGTTCACCCATCGTGTACAGCAATCCCCTAACTACCAACTGATCCGCAGCGAAGTAGTCTCGGTTTTCAATGTACTGCGTAGGCTGTGCTACAGCAATTTCAAGGAAGTCTGTATCCAGAGCATAGATCATGGAACCCTGTGGCGCACCAGTGGAAGCCGTCTGAGACTTCACAATATCCGCATCCGGAAGGATGGGAATGCCCATATAGGTAGCAAGGACTAGACCAGTTCGTGTACCGGGGAACGTTCGCTCCGAACCGACACCGACCTGATATTCTTCCTGTCCCATATACCGTTGCTGGGAGTTCAAAAGCCTCTCCAGCTTGAAGTACTGGTCATGACCCATCAGCAAAAGCTTAGGCTCACCACCATTCTCCCTGATCTTCTGAATCGAAGTATCAAGAAGGTTAAGGGACAAGTCCCTACCGACACCCGCGTTCATCGCAACGCTAGCGGGTGCATTCCAATCACCTGATGCCATACTACCGGCCTGATTGTACCTAACATTCTGTACATAACCAGCAGATGCACCAACGGCTACGTCGCCAGCCCAAGTAACGTCATCAATAGACGTAAAGCCTGCGCGTTCTCGTACTGCCGCAACGTCATTAATATCAACGTTCACG